GTAATTTGGAATAGTTCTGGCTGATGGTCGGACATGTCGGATGCCTTTTCTATGAGTGCGCTTCGAGCGCTTTGATTGCTTGGTCCAGTGTAGTCACATCGTAAAGTGGCATCGGATCATTCAGTGAAAGTTGATTTTTCATTGTGCGTAGCCGACGAATGATTGATGCGTGAGGGTTTTTGCTGATCGCCATGATGTCATCAATGAGTCCGAACATCGCCATCGTGTGATTGACATGATCGGTGCGTTCCAGTACAAGCTTGCGAGTTTCTTCTGAAAGTTCGCCTTGATTCCATGCTGTGCCTTCGCTCATTTTGTGCTCCAAGGTCCCCATCCGAAGCCGTAACGCTCCATGCCGTAATTGTAAATTGCTAACCCTGCGATGAGATTAGTTTCAGCGTGTAACAGATCTTCTAGCTCGGTGATGATGCCACGCTCGCTCAAATAATCCAGCCAGAATCCATTGACCTGCATAAGTCCGAAGGATTTGCGTGGATCTTTGTGGTTGATTGCGTTAGGTGTGCAATTTGACTCTCTCCAAATTATTGACTCCAGCACGGTGCGCTGATCCGGATCCCAGCCGAGGTTGATTGCCAAAGCTGAAAACTGTTCGCACGCGCTCGAATACGGATCGATGTAGATCGTGGAGCTCGTGGTCGTGGTTGGCTCAATGAGGTATGGCTGGACGCTGATCGGCGCTAGGGCAATAGTCCCAGAAGGCTCTTTAGACGCGCTAGGAGCCCCTGTGAGAGCCGTAAAGCCGAAAACGGTACAAAGCACTAGCCCTATCAATTTCTCTGCAAAGTAGTTCATTTTTTCTCCAGTGGTATAGGCACGCCCCATGATGAAGCATGCGATCGGAATGCAATTTGTCCTAGTAGGTACTTGCCCGATTCGGGTTCCGTGAAGATCTGTACGAGGATCTCTTGTCCGTTATCCATCACGCCTACATAGACGCTGTAGTCAAAGAACTGTGGTTCACTCATAATCACTAGCCTTTCGTCGGTAATCCGACCTTAGGGCATCGGTCAAGCTTTAGGTGGGATTTCCCCGAAGACCTTTAGAAACGCGGCTTTGACCCAGATCACCGAGTCTGCAGCTTGTGGTGTGATTTCTATGTGAAACCAGTCGCCCGGCACGCCATGAAGTGTTGGCTTGTCGTAGACCTTCCACGCATAGCGGTCACATCTCCAAGCTCTACCGTTCGGACCTACATAGTCGAGAATGCACTGCAATCCAAGTTCGTTTGCGTTGGCGACAAGCTTGTCAATAAAGACCAGCGCTTCTTTGCGTGATGCTTTTGGGTTCTTTTCGCTCTTACGGTAGGAAAGATCCACAGCTCTGCCAGTCGCATGAACCGACAGCGATCCGGGCTTTCCGCGCATGTCGCGCTGACCCCATGAACCGTTGTTCCAGAGCGCTCCGTTAGATGCAGCGATGGCTTGTTTGATCCATTCGTTCATGCCGGCTCGAGGAGCTGGTGATGCTCCGTCAGCGTTGCCGATGTAGTCCCTTGCGTTCGGGACCCCAGCTTTAGCTTTGGCTATCGCCACGACCAAATGCTCCGTCTTTAGGGTTTACCCAGCGCAGCAACGGGGGGATGATTGCTGCGATTGCGCCTTTGCCGAAGTCGCGCGGATCTGTTGTGCCGGTGGAATAGACCGCAATAAGAGCTCCTACTACTGAGCGTGCGTAGCTGGCGAGCATGGCTTTGTCTTTAGCTTTCATCGTGTCCGTCCTTTGATTTGTTCTTGAGTCCGTTAGATGCAAGTAATCCTATTAGACCGCCAGAGAGTGTCATGAGCATTGGGTTCAGTACTGAAAAGGCTTCTGCGTCGTTTGGTGCTTGCTCGAGTGGCTGGGTCACGAAAAGCAGACCATAGAGTAATGTGAAGATTGAGCCCACGAATGCAAGTGTCAGACCAATGCCGACAATCAGGATTAGCCGAGCTTTGATTTCTTCGTTTGTGTATTTAGGCACAGCGACCAGTCCCAACTTGTAGATCTGATGAGATTGTCACAGGCTGGTTGCCTGCGCGCACACAATTTTTGCGTTCACGATCAGCGCATCCGGAGCATCCCCACATCACGACCGCGATCAGCAAGCTGCACCCGATCAGGTATCGCCAGCGCATTACGCAGGTCCGATGTCCTCGACGATAATTTGGCGTTTTGCTCCTGGTCCACCACCATAAGCTAGAAAAGTGTTGGAACTAGTTTTGCCGGTTCCGACAACGACCGTTGAACCTGCAGAAAATGTTGTGATTACTTGCATAAGCATAAGTTGTCCGTCAATGCCGGGCCCGACTGGTTCAAGGTCGATATATTGTTGAACCGCGCCGGAAACATTTGTCAGTCGTATTTGGAAAGTCATGTAACCCGGTGCAGGGTTAGATGGTTGAATAAATGGCTCAACATAAGTAATTTTATAGTAACGATTTGCAACAGCAGTAAAACTTGAAGAAGTGAGCAAAACGGTTTCAGTTGTTCCGATTGATGCACTTGATGTTGTGCTTTGTGTGAACGCAACAACACCTCGTGGAAAACGGTTTTGCTGTGACGCTGTGAGGACTGCTCCAGCGCTGAAATCGGTGTTTGGGTTGATTGCCATAAGTGCTCCTAGGTTAGTGCGTACACGGTATCAAGTGTTGAACTGTCAAGAATGAAGTCCAGATAGACCTGTGTTGGGGATGTGTAGATTGTGGTTTTGTGTGGCTGGCTAAAAGTGATCTCGTGGACTATGCCTTCGATCGCTGCAGTTTCGGCGACGATTGATGTTGTGGTCTGGCTGGTCTGAATTGTTTTTTCAATGCTGACCACGCTTCCGATGTCGAGTGTGGCGACTACATCGCGCTGAGCTGTAGTCAAAGTCTGGAACTCTGTCGTCAGTCCGGTAAAGACTGCTGTCGGGACAGGTTGAATCAGATAGGCAGCGAGAGCGAGAGCTGCAGCGTCGTTGTGCAAAAGGCTTCCTAAATATGACACAGACTGAATGAAATACTCTGCCTGTGAGCCTGCGTCGTCAATGGTCTGTGGGTTAGTTGGGTCTTGCAAAGTTGAAACGGTCGCACGATTGACCACTTTGTCCGCACCGAAATTGATGCCAAGATCCGAATATGGATAGTCACCATGATCGCTAAATGTTGCTATTGGTGTGCCGACGAAGCTTCCGATTCTATTTTGGAAAGTGAACACTCCTGAACGGTTTACGAACGCGCGACCCTGTTCTGCGTCGATAATGTCGGCGAGGTATTGCTGAACATTTGTTCCCTGTGGGACCGTGTATGCAGCTGATCCGCCAAGTGTTGTTTCGCCTGTTTCTATTGATTGCTGACCGACACCTTGAAATGCGTCCACTTCTGGAAGCGCGAGCATTTCAACGACACGAGCGCTTGACAACTGTTCGCTGACATTCCATTCGTCCAGCTCTGCCTGTGCGAGTAGATACTGATTATCTACACAAAAGACCTGCACGACATCGTTGTTGTCCATTGAAAAGAAATAATCGTAATTGACAATAATTCCCTGAAAGAGCGACTCCGCTGTTCCGAGCGCGTCATAACGGTAGAAACGAACTTGACGCATAGGTGCAAGACCCGGCTGATTATTTGCTGGATCGGCGTTGGCATCGTTGAAAGGGTTGAACGCGCCATAAGCGATCTGGTCGTTGAGTGTGAAACTCATTGTGCCGGGCAAGAACTGGTCTCCAATGTCGCGCCTACCTCGGAAGATGTTCACAGCTGTCACGCCTGTGGTGACATCGGCGAAGGTTGTGCCCGGTCCGAGCGTATAGAGCGTGTTGTCTAGAACGCCTTTGAGATCTGAGTCAAGTACAAAGCTGCCAGAGTCAAAGCCTGTGTCTATCTCTAGCTTGTATTCACCTGACTGGATGACTGCTGCACCCATGGTTATGCGACCGCGATAGCTGCTGGACCGTATGCACGGTTAGCTGCACGAATGGCATCGATCACTGCTTTGCCTTGTTCGGCTGATGAGTTCAGTCCACCACTCACATTGATGTTGTAAATGGATCCGCCACGCATAGCAGCATGTTCTTCCGCGCTAGTTGGGATTGCTGCCATTGATGAGCTAGAAGGTCCGAGCATGATCGCGCCGACTGTGCTTTGGAAGTTCGCTCCGATACCTTTCACATCCGCGAGATTCAATTTCGGATTCTTCAGCTTTGCCTGTGCGCCAGCGATCGCATCATTGACACCCTTGAGCATCGCTTCGCCTTGCTTGACCCCAGCGCCATAAAACAGGTCAGCACCAAAGACACCGAGCGCGTCAGCGAACATGTTGAGCGAGTCCAGCATCTGGTTGATCCCATTGGGTCCTGTAATCGCGTCTGAGCCACCTTGGATCAGTTCTGTGGCGATTGCGTCTCCAGCTTCTTGACCTGCTGCTAGAACGCTTCTGAGAGCCCTTTCCGATAGACCCATTTTGAGCAGTTGTTCGACCTTTGATCCGAACGCTTTTGCACCGTTGGCTTGCTGTGTGAGCTGGGCGAGGATGGTCGTTCCGGCTTCTTTGGCAGCGTCAGCTGCACCAGAAATTGAGAACTCACCAGTGACCGATTGCGAGACTGTGGTCTTGAACTCGTCGTAGGCTTCTTTGGCTTTTTGAAGTTTGTCTTTGGCAGTGTCCAAAGCTTCAGCGAATTGCTTTTCAATTTCTTCTCGAGCCTTCTTGATCTTCTCGCCCATCTTGTCCACTGAGCCACCAGCACCGCCAGCTGCAGTGTCAAGACCCTCAAGACCAGTCGTGGCTAGCTTGCCACTATCAGCCATGCGAATAAGTTGTTGATTTGATCTTGACGATTCAGTATTGAACGCGCCGAGACTGTCTTTCATTCCGTCCATTTGGCGCTTGTAAAGGGCGAAAGCTGCAACGCCAGCGATCACAGTTGCGATGCCGATACCTGTAGCGATCTGGACGGCTGTGAATGATGCTGCAAGTGCATAGTTGATAGCGATAGTGACAAGCGAAACTGCTCTCCATGCAGCGAGCGCAATGTTGGTGGCGATGATTGATGTCGCAATGGCTGCGATGACAACGGATACGCCGAGGATTACTGGTGTGTTCTTGCTTGCCCATTCAGCAAACTTTGTCAAGAACGGCAACACAGCCTGCACAGCTGGAAGAAGTGCCATTCCGATCTTTGTTGCAGTGTCTTCCAGTGTTGCTCGGAGTATGCGTTGCTGGTTGGCTAGACCGTCGCTTGTACGGGCGAAGTCGCCTTGTGCGTCTGTTGTCTGCTCGAGGATTGCTTGCTGTGCTGCAAGGATTTTCTGTTGAGCTGTGAGAGCTTTGTTGCCCGAATAGATACCCATCTCTGTCGCTTTGGCTTTGAGTGTGGCATCGTCAAGCAACACACCGAAGCGTCGCAAGGGTTCTGATTCTCCTCGAAGAGCTGCACCGAGCGCGAGAGTTGCTTCTTCTGGCGTGCTGTTATTGAACGACGCTAGATCTGATGCAAGCGTCACGAAGTCGGTTGAGAAGGTTGCTAAGTCGTCGCCAGCTAGCCCGGCTGCTTTTCCAAAGGTTCCAAAAGTTGATGCAGCTGTGAGTGCTTCGTTTTGTGTTTGTCCGAGAGCTTTATTTGCGCTGCTAGCGAAGTTCTGAATACTTTTCGCTGATGATCCAAAGATTACTCCGACTTTGTTTTGTGTTTCGGCAAGGTCTGATGCCATTGATACTGCTTTGCCACCAGCGACAGCAAGACCAGTGAGAGCAGCTGCAGCAGGTAGGAAAGCTTTCTTGACAACAAAAGACGCTTTTTCACCGTTGGTTTCAAGTTCCTTGAACGCTTTGATGCTTCGCTCAATACCTTTGCCGTCAAAGTCGGTGATGATGGGAATGCGAATTGCCATTAGATCTGTCCACTTCTTGCGATTGCTTTAGTGATGTTGTCTTCGACTGATCTTGTGATCTGTTCTACAGCGCTGTTGATGTTGTCCTGATTTTTTTCTACTGCTGGATACATGGTTCGCGAAGGGTTTTCAGGGAATGTTGCAGCAAGGTTCTCGATCAGCGTGTTCGTCCAGCTGTAGGTGATGCCTTTGCGCTTTTGGGTTGATGTGGATTTACCACCACGCCCAGCAATGTCAAACACAATTCCTGCTGGATTCTTTTGCTGCACAATAAAAGCGCTCAGAGTTTCGTATTGTGCGCCGTTGATGAGGTTCTTTTTTCGGGCGCGTCGAGTGTCAATCTTTACGCTTACGCCACGATTAGCGATTGCTTTATCCCACGGCATGATGTGTCGCCATTTGCGACCAAATCCACGCATGACAGTGGAGCCGATCCCGTTGGGGATATTGGCTCGAGCATCGTTCAAGGTTGGTTCCATTAGACGCTTGTATTCTTTGGTGATCTCGCGACGGAGATCTGGGGCAAGACGATTCAGCAGCTTGAGGTCTTCTTTGATTCCTCGTATCTCTGTGCTGACTTCGATTGCCATGTTGTCACTTCCTGTTTCTTTCCTCTAACACAGTAGTGACAGTGAGCAGGTCGGCAGTGTCAAACTCTTCCTCGTAAAAGCGCGGAGCCCACGAAAGACTGACTAGCAATTCTGCTAGGAGCCTTCGGTGAGTTCCGCGTGGGTAGGGTTTTCTATTTCCTCAGCGCTCACTTCTACCGAGTCAAGCTTGGCAATGAACTTGTCAAACTCTCCCGGCACGACGATCTTCGCTTGCTTACATGCTTCCCACGCGAGGAACGCAAGATCTTCTACGCCGATCCCATTCGCCATGTCTGACGCTTTGCGCTTGAACCTTCGCTCCCATGCAACCAATGTGACCAGATTAGTTGTCACTTCGTATGGGTCTTTGCCTGCTTCTGTCACCTTTAGGTGCAGCTTCATTTCTTCTCGCTTTCGTGTCGGACCGATGTGCGGTCAGTTATTAGCTTTCGTCTGAAGTGTAAACACCGCCGTTGAAAACCACCGAAATGGTCCCGAGAGCTCCCAGCGACGAAACGATTGGTAGCGCAGCTAGAAAAGTCCCCGTAAAGGTCAGTCCGGGATTGGTGGCAGAGTCTGCACCGACGGTTGGCTTTACGACCACAGTCGTTGATGTACCGACAAGGCTCTTGAGTGTTGCCCAAGTTTCGGTCGCTGCAAAGCTTGCGTAGAAGTCGAGTGTGACTGAGTGACTGCCGAGGCCCGAGACATACTTCCTTGAAGAATCTCCAAAGGAAGTCGCCTCAAGTTGATCGTAATTAATATTCACGGTGGCACCGGTGCACTGATCGGACAGATCCACTGCATTGACGGTGACGACTGGTGATGAGAGATAAGTGCTAGTTGCCATGATTACTCCTTGGATGCTTTCTTAGGTTTAGTTTTAGCAGGTTTTTCTTCTTCTGTGGTTGATACCTCAACCTCATCGGCTTTTATTTTGGCGAGCACTATAAATCCGCCAGCCAAAAGAGCGTCAATATTGATGCCATCCTTTGGTGTGTACGGATCACCAATGTTGCCTAAACGCTCAGACGCAATAATAAAACTCATGAGGTTTGTGCCTGTACTTCAATCATCATCTCGTATGCCGGAAGGACCACGCCACCGACATCGACGCTGGTCGGGGATCCCGATGTGGCTCCGACATTTGCGGTCATTACAGATGCAGCCATGTTGAGAATGTTACCTAATGCGTCAGAGTTGCCCGGACCCATTGAGATGATCTGAACGGGGAAGGTCATTTTGGCGATGTTGTAGTTCCACATTGTGAAAGATGGAGCTGACACAAAGACGCACGGCGGACGCAAATTGCGTGGATCAGTGACCACTTGCAAGCCAGTAGCGGTTGCCAGTTTCGTTCCCAACGCGCTCATCGCGTTATTGAACAGATCGGTGTAATTGCTTACGGTCATGCGCAAGCCGGACGATCAATGCCGAGGAGTTGTTTGATCTGACCATTCATTCCAGCGACTGGAGTTTGTCCCATATCTTGGTAGCTAGAAAATACATCGACCGTTCCGCGCGATTTGTAGAGCATGCCGGCATACATCACGGTTCCCAGATACACATCTTGCGATGGAACTGTGGTCAGACTGTCTATGTATCCAGCTTCTTGTCTCCTGCGATAGCAGAAAATGTTCGCTGCAGCTGCACAAGTCGTTACGAAAGCCTGATCGCCAGCTGTCGCAACGGAAATGCCCAGCCAGTCGAGCACATTTTGCTGTGTGATCCATGTGCATGTTTGTGTGTATGTGACTGTGCCAGTTGCTGCAACACGATCTACATCGCTTGCAGTTTTGGCATACAACACTTGATTCTGAATTGGGACATTGAAATCGTACAGCAGATCGCCTTGATCGTCTGTGCCTGTGTACAAGTATTGGGGCAACGCGCGCACCGAGTAGGTGCCGTTGAATGTTGCATCTACTGATGCGACGGTGATGGACTCGCCGACTGCAATCTCGCTGGGGGTCAGGAGTTGCAGTACGGCGTAGTTATCCAGCAGATACTTGTGGGTGACGCTGTATGTTGCCATGAGCGGATGCTCCGCTCTCGACTAAGCCTGTGTGATCTTGCGGATCATTCCCGGAATAGCGGCGAAGGTTGAAGCGTAGAGATGGTAGCTCATGGTCCTACCCAAAACTGACGGTACCTCAACTGACATCAAACCGCGAATGCTCTCGTAGTACTCGTAAGCATCGCCTTGACCTTGACCGACTCGGGTGATGATCATGGTCTTTGCAGCGAAGTTGCTGTCCACTACAAGCTGGAGACCCATTGGGGTTCCGTTCCATGATCCTGCGCTTGATGCGCCGAGTGCGTTCTGTCCGGTGAGACCTGCTCCGATGAATGGGAACAGTGGACGCTTGCTCGAATCTACGAGCTGTCCAAGTTGTGCCCACACATCTACCGATACGAACATGTGAGTCGGCATCCAGTTACGACCAGAAGCCACATCGTTCGCTGCGTCATAAACTGACTTCAACAAATCTTCTGGCGTTCCGTCCCATACTCCCGATGATGTTGCAGCAGTGAGCAAGTTGTCTGCTGCGAGATTATCGCTGGCAATCATTGCTTCACCCATGAGGTCATTGAGGATTAGTGCCATCGCTGCCGGCGAAGTGAAATCGATGTCTTGTACTGACAGCGTGACTTGTCCTGCGAGCGTGGTCTTGCTTACTGAGTTGGATGCGATCACCATTGTGGTTGCGGATGCTGCACCGAGTTCATTTGCTTGTGCTGCAACGCTGGTGTGCGTTGTGATGGTTGGACGAATGAAAGTTTTGGACTGTCCGCCATCTGGATATGCGCGAGCTCCTACGGCTTCGATCACAGGGCGCAAGAAGTTTAGATCTTGCACCAATGGCCCGAGCACTGGAACTGGGAGCAGACCCGGCGTGTCGGTGGTGAGAACATCACCAGCTGCAGCTTGCAAAGGTGTGCGCTGTGATGCGCTGATCTCTGCGATTGCTTTGTTGATGTTTGCAAAGGTGTCTCCACCGATGTGATATGCAGCCATGTATTCGCCTGCTGATGGCAGTGCGAGTTGCTTTTTGGCTTGTGCAAAAATTGGTGCAGTTGGGATTGTTGCCTCGACTGCTGGTGCGGTTTCTTCTGACATTGGTTGCTCCTGTTCTGGGATTACTTCTTGATTATTGCTTACTTCTTCTTCTGGTTGGTGGATACTCGCAGCGACTTTTGCGATATTTGCCATGTCGCCAAATGCGCCAATTGGGACGAGCGAAAGCTCCATCCAGTCGGCAGCTTCGATAACCATGGTTCCGTTGTCGTCGTAGGAGAACTTTGTCGGGTTTACGCCGACCGAAACTTGATCAATTGTGCCATCTTGAGCCATAACGAGTGCATCGTTACCGAGCGTCGTCGCGCTGATCTTGGCGCTAAACAACATTCCCTGCTCAGTATCTACGCGCTCTGTCACTACGCCTACTGGCATTTCAGCCGAATGATAGAGAAATAGACGGGGTGCTTTGCCTTCAATTGGCAGTGAGCCCGGCTTGAAGATTACCTGTGTTCCGTCGCTGACGGTTGCTGGCACATTGTATGGAACTGCGGTTCCTGAGATGGTTCGGCGTGGTGTGTCGCCTGCAGCTGCGTCGAGTGTGAAATCTCCTGCAATGAGTTTGATCATCGGTTCGCCAATCTTTCCTGAGTGTTTTCTTCTGCTGGTTCGTCTTCACGATCAGCCATGTAGTTCTCTTCTAAGTATCCTTCTGCGTCGTATTCTACATAAGTCCCGTTCGGGAGTATGGAATTGAGCGAGAACGCTTCTGCGATTGCTTCTGCATAAAGTTTTACGCCGAAAATGTACAAGTCTGCGCGCGCTTGCTGTGATGATTGGTAGCTGTAGGAACCTGTGCTTACGCCGACCAAATATGGCGGAACATTGCCAAGACGCGCCATTTCAAGTGCGGAATAGTTAGCGGATTCAATGAGAAGCATTTTGTCTGGGCTCATTGTGGTCGCTTCATACGAAAGAAACTCATTGAGCGCTGCAGTCTGGTTTGTTGCTCGAGCAGCGTTGAAAGATGCTGCAAGATCTGCGAGCTCTTGTGCGCTAAGTGGTTCTCCGCCAGTCTGCTTCAGAATGCCAGCAGGGATCGATGAACTTGCGTTCCTATTGCGCGCTGCTTCTACTTTGAGCGCGGTTTCTACAGCTGAGACGCTTGTGTAAATCAAGCCTGTGGTCGGTGACAATATTTGCAGTAGATCTTGTGGATCTAGCTCTACTCCGTTGAAATAGATCTGATTACTTGGCGCGAACCAAACGGGACCGGTCTGATCGGTGCTGGTAATGGATCCGACTGGTAGCCGTTGGAAGGATGCAGGATAGCCATCGCTTGTCCTGCTTGTAATGTGGACAATGCTCCTGCCATACATGTAGAGGTCATCAAAAACCCACGACATGAAATGGGCGTAGGTATTTTGTGGATCTGGTTGGCGTAACCATGAGCGCGGAGCAAGGTAAACCTTTTCCATGCGTTCGCCATTCCAGACCATGTTGTACATGCGCAATGGCATGCAAGAAATTACGGAAGCCATAAGATCGCGACACCTTGAAACCGCTGGGATGGTCATCAGCTGGTTCCGCGCTTCACCTTCGCGCCACGAATAATACTGATTGAACACATTGACGCTCGAGTTCATGTTGGCGTAACTGTTCGCACCAGCAGCTGCTGCTTTTGCAGGCTGTGGTGAGATCGCTGCTTTGTTTACTTTGCGCGAGAATATTGCCATGTCTTTACTCTTCCATAGATGGGTCGGCTTTTGGTGGAGTCGCGCATCAGGGACTTCTCCGACGAAAGGCTCGACGCACGACTCCGCGCGTATCTTAGTTCGCAACGACAACGAGCTGTGGCTTCCCTCGGCTGTGTTTGTTGCCGGCAACGATTGCGCTTGAGAAGATCATCGTCCTGCAAAGTTCAATCGGCCCGGGCGACCGCTGAGAGCTCACAGCGATAGATCCTTGTGTCCGAACTGAGACAGCGCGCACGACATGCTCTGCTAATGCCATTTCTCCTGTGTGCACGATCTGTCTTTCACGGATCAATCCTTGGACCGCTGGAGTCCATTTCAAGATTTCCGCGTAACCAACGACGACACGCCGACGCTCAATCGATGGTGGGCATTGGAGATCAATCGTTGGTGTGAGCGCGAACTGGATGCTCGGATCTTTGGCGAGCTTGGCGATGTGATCCCAGAGCTGTGTCTGTGTGTCACAAGTGAACGCGACCGTGACCCCGATCCGACCGTCCGGCAAAAGCACTGATCTGGTGGCGTAGTAATGCGAGTCGTTGAAATCAACTTCTACCGCGACCACTCCCCCAGCTGGAAGTGGCTCAGAAGTGACAAGCTGGGACCACAGACCTTGAGGGAGCCATGACCGATCGGTCGCGATCCAAAGGTTCACGCTCGAGCGTAGGAACGATGCGCGATCGGGGAGCTGTGCTTCTGACTCAATCGTGGACATCTCAAGTGTTTTGCCGAGAGCAGGGTTCGCATATGCCCACGCGACAGGATCCATCGGATCAAGATCTGGTGGTGGAGACCATTCACGGAAGTGAAAGTTGGTTGGCTGATGTGTGTCGATCAGACGGAGACCCATTTCTCGGTAGCGTTGCATGACCTTGGATTCTTCTGTGCCAGCTGTGGACCACATGCTGAGAAGAGGGAAGCGTCGTGCGCGCATTGTAGGAATAATGCCGCCGTCAATAACTTCTTCGTCTATTCCCCAGATTTCGTCAGTCAGCGATAAATCCACCGACAGACCGTGAGCTGCATTGGGCTTTGCTGATCGGACTAGAAGCTTGGATCCGTCGGGAAGTTTCGCAGCTAGACGACCGTAGGATCGCGTGAGTTTGGCTGAAAAGTATTGCTCAAGGATGTCGGCGATGTCTTCGTAGATTTGCGCTGCACTGTCAAGACGGTGCGCCATCAAAAGCACGGTTTGTTTCTCTCCACGGATCTTTGGCATTTCGGTCAGCCACCAGCCAGCCAATGCGCGCAGGGCAACACTTTTCCCCTGCTGACGAGCACAACTGACTAACGAGGTTCGAGTCACAAGCTCTACGCCGGCATCATCCGAATATGCAAGCTGATCAGCAAGGGCATTGATCTGCCATTCCATCAACTCAATCTGCATAAACTTTCTTGCCCATTCCACCACAGCCCACACATGCGATCCCTGCTGATCCGGGCTGATCGTTGCCAAGCGTGGCTGGTCATGACCGATCGCAGCCAGTTCGGGCTGGTCGTCGCTGTTCGGGGAGAAAAAGAACGATGGGCTCGGGCTCTT